TGGAATCTTTACAACGACAAGGATTGCTGGACAAATGAATCGACGGGAAAAATTGATTGCTTCTGTGATCGGCCCAGAGCTGGACGAGACAAAAGCCAAGATGCTTGATGCCACCATGAAGTTGATTCTCGGTGATATGGGTCAACATTACTGCAAGATGTGGGAAGTAGAAGGCCCTGGCGTCATGTGCTTCCAGCCTGGCGGTGAACGTAGCATGTTCTTCTTAACGCTCAAAGAACTTCACGCTGCACAAGAAGCAGAAGAGCGTGCCAATAACGGTGATCTTGCAGAAACATTCCGTCGTATCCTTGCTGCTGCACAAAAGATTGATCCTACGGAGAAGGCTGGTTACATCATCAATGATGACGATGGCATTCGTTTCCTCGAAATTGACTACAACAAAGTGTCAGAGCAATGAGTAACGAAGGCTTACAGCGACAATCCAACCGGCGGGAAGGTATTGAACTGATCACCAGCTCAGACCTGATTATCGCAGCGAACGAGCTGATGGGAGGCATCACATTGGATGTCGCTAGCTCCAAGGTTGCCAATGAGTTTGTAGGCGCTGAAAACTTTTACACGCCATCCGATGATGGGCTGAATGCACAGCAGTGGTACGGCAAGGTTTATTTGTTCCCTCCAGCGGGGATGTACTTCTGGGACAAGAAGAATGGACGCTGGAAAAAGACAAGGGCATCTGCAGTATCCCTGACATCGTCACATGCGGTATGGTTTCGTCGTATGTACCATGCCTGGATCTCTGGTGAGATAGAGCAAGGTCTTTATTTCAGCAACTGTCCTGACATGATTCGTTACGAGCCCAAAATCTTTAGCTTTCCTATGTGCATCTTGCGTACACGACCAGTGCTGCAGGAGTACAACGGAAAAGAATTCTCGCGTCGCCAGACGTGCACTTCATTTGTTGTCTACCTACCTCCCACGGATTTAACAGATGATGCTACTCAACGCTTCATTGATATCTATGAAGAACGCGGACATATTCTTGCGTGAACTCTGTATACTGAAGGACGATTACAAGGATCTATGAGCGTCCTGGCCGATTGGGAAATCAAAAAACTTGCTGAAGAAGAGGAGATGATCTCTCCTTTTGTCGATCACTTGATCAACAAAGAAGATGGTCGCAAGCTTCTTAGTTATGGACTTAGCTCATACGGCTATGACATCCGGCTTTCTCCCAAGCAATGCCTTGTTTTTGGCAAGATTCAAGCTGGGGATTGTGATCCTAAAGACTTTGATCCTGACATTCTGAAGCCCGCTGATCTCCTGGAAGACGAACGAGGCCAATATTTCTTGCTGCCTCCGTACGGCTACTGCCTGGGCGTTGCGCAAGAACGTCTGAAGCTCCCCAGGGACATCACTGTTGTTGCAGTTGGCAAATCAACGTATGCCCGATCTGGAATCCTGGTGAATATCACGCCAGCAGAAAGTGGGTGGGAAGGTTACCTGACGCTTGAAATCAGTAATTGCACTGCGCTCTTCAATCGTATCTATGCGAATGAAGGGATCACGCAATTGCTGTTCTACCGCGGCAACCCCTGTCACACTACTTACCAGGATAGGAAAGGCAAGTATCAAGACCAGCCCAATAACGTGGTCTTCTCTCAGGTCTAACCAAAAGGTTTACCAAATTGTGAAGCTGGTTTACGGGCGTAGCCAACACTACCGGCACGCCCACCAGAATCACCAAGTGTTGCACTCGTTGGTTCGCGGACTAAAGCACGCTTTTGGTATTCACCAGCGCTGCGAGCGGCTCGCATAAATTTGGCGACACGATCTTGATTGTTGTTAACAGATCCAGCAGAACTTCTTTCGTCTTCACCCAGGCGACGCATGTCTGTGTCATATGCCTGTTCCGGGCGTAAATCTGATACTTCGGCTCCTGAAGTACCAGAGTCTACGCCTGGATCGTAAGTTGGTCTAAATCTATTAGCCATCTTATTATTGTAGGAGTAGTAAACCAAGTAGCCGTCGTGATGCAATCTGCCGCAGGCTTTTTAGATGCTTTTGTGCAAGACGAAGTAAAGTGCCGCTGCCTTGATGAAGAAGACTTTGGTGCACCTCTCGATAATCAGCAAAATGATGTACCCTTATATGATGCCTATAACAGAGGTTTGGTTGCATGCGAACAGGGGCTCGAAAGGAATCCGTTGAATCTCGAGGGGGCACGTCCTGGAATGACGGGCTACATTCCTTCGATGGAGGAGGGCTTGGCAATGGGAGCCTCTCCGAAACCAAAGACTCTGGTGTTGGAACTGGAGGAACCGGACGAGGAGGAGCAGATGCTGTCGGCAAAGAGGCGTGGTTTGCTCCGATAGAAGAGATCAGTGATTGCCCAGGGGGAGTATGCCCTGTACCCTGGGCTGTCAAAGAAGAGACACCTGTGATCCAGCCTGATCAAGTCAATCACCCGCCTCATTACACTGATGGCGGTGGCATCGAGTGTATCGAAGCAATTGAAGCTGCTTTAACACCGGAAGAATTCCGTGGTTATTGCAAAGGAAATGTGCTCAAATATAACTGGAGGGAAAGACATAAAGGCGGTACTGAGTCACTGAAAAAGGCTCAGTGGTATTTAGACCGCCTTATTCAATTCGATGAGGCTCAAAAGGGCTGAAGCTCATCTTCATCATCGTCATACTCGTCGTCGTCCATGCAAGCGGCGGCGAGTTCTGCTAATTCCACATCCGTGGGATAATCCCAGTCCAGTTCAATATTTTCTGACGCCATAAGATCACGTAAGGCGCACCACTCCATCATCCGCTGGTGATAGAGGCTAAGTAATGCATAACGCAGCTCCTCCCAAGACATCTCCTGGGATTGAAGCTCCGCTTTACGCATGGAGAATTGGAGTTCCAGGGGGAGTTCAAATTCCCGTGGCTCGGCTGACCTCTCCATCCCGCTCTGCATTTGCTCGTTGCAATTATTCTAATCCTAGCTATTAAACAGCAAATCGAGTTCTTGGTCTACGAAATCATCCCATTTGTTTTCGTCAATGCGAAACGAGTTGGCAAACTCTGATAGTACATAAGGACTGATGCGTTCCTCCAGCTCGCGGATAGCCCTTACCTCATGGGGAGCAGCACTGTAGTTACGGAAGGCGGTCAGAAGCACTTCTGTGGAGGACCAGGGGTTTGCATCAATCTCCCTAAGGAAAAGATTGATCTCTTCCCTGCGGCGATCCAGGAGGCCGCCGATGACGTTGTGCTCTTCATCGAAGATCCAACGTCCAATCTCCTGGGTAGCACCACAGAAATCTTCAACCTCAATAAAATCAATCACGTGGCTGTATAAGAAAGGCTCCCAGCCAATGGAATGCACGAACGAAATCAAAGCCTGACGCATGCTGTTGTCCAGGCCCAGGTTTTGTTTTGCTAGCTGGTTGTCAATGACATTGATCTCGTGAAAGAGGTACTCAAGTGCTTTTTCGCGAGTACAACATTGGCCCCGCTTAACGGGAGAACCATCGGGATAGAACTGAGTTCCAAACCCGATGGTATATGGGTCTTCACCTGTTGTCGGATCTGGGTACGCTTTTTCGCTATACCCTTCGTATTTGCGGATTAAGTTAACCGCGTGCGAAAGATCCGACATAGGAGTAACAATTAGTACTCCTAATATACATACTTTTTACTTGCCTTGACCCCTGGAAAGCTTACGTCCGTGATTGGGCCGTGAATGCTTCCCGTCCCCTTGACGAGTTTTCTTGGGCTTGGACTCAAGTTGGATTGTGTTGGATTTAGGTTTTGCCATGCTGATAAGGATGTGGCCTGCTTACCTTAGCGCAGATCTACCACTTCACACGATGGGACCAGTACCGTGCTGACATCTTGTCAGGATTGGGATCTTGAGCGTTATGCCTGGCGTAATACGACTTCTTACGTGCTTTATCCTTGGCGCTTTGAGGGTTTTTACCGGCCCCTTCAACACCCTGCTGACCAAAACGAATGATCTTTTCTTTATTACCTTCGCAAGCCTTAACGACATGAGACTTGGTCTTGTGCCCAGGTGTGCGCTGAGGTTTGTTGCAAGGCATTGAGTCCTTGGCAATTTTAGCTGCTTTTGCTGCCTTCTTTCTTTTTTCTGACATTTATATTCAACCAAAAATAGAACTAAAATCTCCAAGGAAATCTTGGGGGGACGGTACCTTGGTGGTTGTCGTGCTACCTTTAATTTTAAAATACGAAGGCGCACCTTCATCTACTTCGTTTGTAAAAATGTTGAAATAGTTTTCTTTCGTTGGTAACTCTGTTTTTTGTGATTCAGTGCTGCCAAACATGCCTTCAATAGATGCCATGGCTGTAAAAGGATCTGACATGTCAGGCATAGAAAAACCAAACAAATCCTGAGCCGTTCCAGTTTTAGAAACGGTGCCGCTAACTTTTCCTAAATTTTTATCTTCTTCTGTAGCGTCTGGAAAGAAATCAGTATAAAACTCACTTTCGCTTCCTGTATAACCTGCTTTTTTAAATATGTTAAATAAAGCAGTGCCACCTGCAGGAGCGTTCGGATTTTCATCAGTATCTCGTTGGATATAACCAATTCCCAACTGTTCCTGTGTTGGCTTGATTTGTTGTTCGTTTAAAATGCGAATTTGCTCGCGTATTTCAGTAGCTGGTTGCGTTCTTAAAAACTCAGAGAGATATGCTTTGATTTGTTCAACCGGAGCTTCTTTTGGATTGAGTCCAGCTCCTTCAAGTTGTTTTAGATATTCTTCGGGCAGATCTTTTAAATTAAGTTTGTCAACAAGTTCTTGTGTCTTTGCGTCTGCCGTAACAAAATCAAGAAACACAGGGTTTCCATACAATGCTTTTTCGTTCTGCAATGCATTGGATAGATCACCTTGGATGAAAGCGGCAAGATCATTTCTTGTGTATGTATCCGCAACCGGATCGTAGCCTTTGTCTTTACCAAGGATTTCGTAATGTAGACGAGCAAAATCATCTTGGTTATTGAGGTCTAATCCGTATTCATAAGCTAGTTGCTTCCAGGTTTTACCATCTTTTACGGCGTTGGTAGACTCGCGATTTTGCCAGGTACTGTCAACGTCTGCTTTCTGGCTTGCATACAATCCCGCCTTATTGGTAACATCTGTTCCACTGATTATTTCCGGGTTTAAATAAAACTTTGGATCAAATGTTTTGCTTGTTGTTTTGGTTGCCAAGTCATTTAAGAATGTGTTGGCTTGTTTATTTGCAAAATCTTTAAGAGCACTCGAAGCAAGCTGAGTCTGCAAAACGTTTTGCTCATCAGCAGTAACATCCATATAACTGATGAATTCCGAGATGGATTTGGAGGTATCAAAACGTGGTTTCAAATAGTCTTCAATAAAGTTATTTGCAAATTCTTGTTCAATCTTGTAGGTTTTCTCAGCGTCCCCAGGATCTTGTATTTCTTGCATATTGCGATATCGCTCAGCAAGTGTTTTGTCAAACCAGTCTTGCCAGTTGTATTTAACCGAGGATCCAAGTCCAAGGCTCTTGTCCAAGGATTCTGAGATGCCTTTACTAAAACTTGTAAAACCACCTGCGCCAAGATCTCCAAGAATCGTGTTTTTAATGTCTTGTTTTAAAGTGGTTGCATCAGAAAGTCCCATGCCCCCCAAAAGGGCGCTCATCTGTTCTTGCTTAAGATTCTTGGAATACTCATCTAGTGTTTGTTTTAACACGTCAGCAGACAATGCACCAAATACTTGCTCACCTTGTGTATCAACAAACTGTTGCGTTGATTGCTCAACTAGCGAAACCGGTTGCGTGGCAGAGGCGCCAAGCAGAGTTTCCCTGAGAATCTGACGTTCACGATCTGTAGGCGGACGCAGTGTCTCTGTGTACTCTGTCAGTTGCTTCTGTTTACCAGGGAGGCCAGAAGGTGCTCCGACAAAAGTATAGTCAGCATGCAGATAGCTATCTAAATCTGGATAACGTTTTGTAATGTCAATGTCAGCTATCTTTTGCCCACCAAAGGAAACGGCTTTGGAGGCATCTTTCCAGGCTTGTTGTTTATCCGGGACAACGCCTGAATAGAATTTTGCATCAAAATTATCAAGACTCGCGCCGTCTTTAGTTGAATCCCAGGGCTTTATCCCTGCTGCTTGTTCATAAAAAGATTCAATTTCCGTTATGGTTTCTTGATCAACAAGATCTGCGGTATTAATTCCTTTTGACTGAAGAGCAGTGTCTATCCCTTCCATTAAGGACTTATAGCTTCCGGCTGAACCCTGAAAAGCATTTAAACGATCCGAGATTAAAGAGGCTGCATCTTTTTCTTCTTGTGTTGCTTCTTCTGCAAGAACAGGTGTTAACTTTCCGTTCGAAACTGTAAAACGAATCATGATGCTTCTTTAAACTCTTGTAAATCAACTAGATTTGAATGCTCAGGTCTCATCCAGTCTTTTATCGTATCAAGCCTAGCCTGTGTAAAAAAAGACTGCTGCCTGTACCAGGTTTCCATTTCAGTTGATGCTTTGTTTGCATTACAGCGCGAACAAGCGGGTATTAGGTTATGACGACTTGAACAACCTGATTTAAAGCGTGGGATAACGTGGTCAAGACTTGTTGCTTGTTCTCCGCAATAACCACACTTGTTATCCCAGGCTTGATATATACTTTCTCTAAAACGTTTCTTGGCAAGTTTTGGAGTGATTTCAACTAGCAGGGCGAGGGGCTCGTGCTGGCTGCAAAACATGCTCTTCAATTGCCGTTAATTCATTTTAAGTTGCCCACACTGTTGCAGCCCTGGCTATAAAGATAAAATTTAAATTAAGGCCCTTGACTCCAGGGGGATTCTGTGTAATGTACAAGAGTTGCTACTACTGCCTTCATGGCCTCGCATCCTGGTTGGGTCTCTGCCCAGAAGCTCGAAGAACTCCTTGGCATTGACCGCAAGACACTCTACAAGTATCGCGATGACGGTACCCTGAAGCTTGGTCCGCACTACGCAGCTTTTCCTGAGACGCGTTCCAGGGATAGCTACCGTTGGAATGTAGCAGCAGTACGTAAGCAGCTCACAAAAGCCGGTATGATGCCTATGGCCGTTTGAAGGACGGCTGGGGATGAAAGGGCGGTCCTGTCATTGACGGGGCCGTTTTTTATGGCGTGTATGGCCTGCCGTCTTTATCAAACATTGTGAAGTTTTCTATAAGGATGCGACCTGTTGCCAAATTAAATAAACGTTGGACCATTGGGAAGAGTACCGGGGATTGGCAGTTGTATGGAGGTACATCCATCAATGAAAGCGCTCTTTTGGTCTCCATAAATTCTTTCAAGCTCTCTTGTTCTTTCTGTGACTTTGCAACTAATTCTTGCTCCCAATCAGCCATACTTCCAATGCCTACCGGAAAATCAGACGGTTCTGGAGGGAATACACGATCTTTAAATTTAAGTGCATAGATGTGCTTGCAATAACGCAGTTCATCCAGCAGGGGGGTCCATGAGTCATCGACAGCGGTAATGGTGATTTGAGGAATCGAGTCTGTATCTGGATTCAATGTGACAGAAGAATAATCTTCGTAAGTAGGAAGGCCTTCTGGTCTTGAGCCAAGAGTTGCAATATCAGAAGTGCTGCGAACGTACGTTGCACCAAACTCCCTGTAAACACCTGGATTATCTCGGGCTACATTGTTGCCGACCACTGAATCATTTGTTGTTTGATAGTCAAGTTCAAATCCATCGGGCGATATGACCTCCAAGCTGCGATCTTGGCCTGCTCTTGCCATTGCACTGTTGTCTAATATGCCATCTCTTTTTGTCAGCTCAAAACGCCCTGGTTTGATATTAGACAAGCCTGTGCGTGGAAACTGTTTCTTGTTGTTGCCAGTGGCAGAGGAAAGAAAAGAATAGTCCCTTCGTGTAAAGTCTTGACATGTGCAAGCATATCGTGAACCACTCGCCAAGTAACGTCCAGGCGTGAAGCTGATTGGCGATGGTGTTATGTATTCGCCATCCGGTGTTACCTGCACCGAACCCGCCTTTTTAAACGTAAGTATTCCTGTGTCCTGATCAATAGCAATCACAACAGCTTGTACGTAACCGTATCGTTTCTGAGTCTGAGGGTTAATGGTGTCCTTAGTAATTAGGGTTCCATCTACCTCAAGAATCCGATCCTCGAAAATCTCTGTGTTTGCAGGCTTTAAACCATCTGGCTCCCCTGGTACTGGAATGTAAAAAGGGGAGGGAAGTGGATTGGAGGTGCTCCAGGTGCCTGCTAGTTTTACGTACCAGTAATTTGCATCTTCTGTTACGGATTCAATGAATAGGTTCTGACTGCTTACAGGATCAGTTAATTTGTCGCAACGCGTTGAGCCAGCGTAACGCCACAAGGCCCAGTGCATGCCAAGTTCTTTGCTCATTGTTGGATAACCAACAAAAGCACCTGAGATCACAGGCGTCGGATTTCCACTGGTTGTTGCGTCTGGTATCTCGTAAACAAACGGGAAGCTGTAGTCGTTATTGTGAGTAGTTGCAGTGGCTAGTTCGTAACCACGCCGCCACCTGGACCAGGCTGATTCTCTGTTGACGGTGTAGATAGAATCTGGTACGGAACCACGAGAAAACTCAGTCGTGATCGGTTTCACCCCATTGGGTGCACTGACCTCCGACTGAGCAAAGTTACCAAAAGAGCTTCCACTCTTTTTGGCCATGATTAGAAGAAACCGCCTTGTGCAATGATGTGCGCACCTGGAGTGTAGCCAGAGACGTTAGGTCCATCTGGGAACACACCAACGTAAATACGGTCGCCGCGCTCCAAGTAAATGCCTTTGTTGCGGAGGGGAGCTGTGGGACCTAAACCGTTAGTATTGCCAGCTTGTGCCACAGGAGCTGCCAGTTGTGGCATTAAATCGGAGCAGTCGACAGTACCGCTGTTGGCAGGGACTGTTTTGGCGAACAGTACGCGGTAATCACCGGAAGCAGGGATCGGTACGGTTGTATTGCGTGTGTGGTAAAAGACAAAGGTAACAGCGGGCTGGTAGCCATAAGCAACACCGTTGTACAGGAAACCTGTCGCTGTACCGCCAGAGTATTCCAGGGAGGTATTAACGCCTGTCAGCGTGGTACCCCCGGTGTAAGTGTAATAACCGTAACCACTGGCCGGTGCAGTGCCAACAACGCCTGTCTCTTGGACGAACACGACTTGCCCACTGGTCAGAGAAATGACGTTACCTGAAGTGCCGCTGTTAACGGTATAGTCAGCACCACGATAGAAATCGTTGCGTGTGATCGTGATTGAATCGACAACGCCGCCACTGTTGTTATCTTCTTGCAGGGCAGCGTCCATATCGACCAAGATCGAAGGAGCCTGGCCGCCTTGCACAAAGAGTGTATTAGCGGTAGAACTGCCAACCGTCTGAGTCGTTACTCGGACCGAATCGAATAACGGACGATCAATCAACAGTGGCTGCTTGTTCGATGCTGTCGAGCTCAATGTTCTACTTCCTAGATATTTACATTATAAAGCTTGTTTCCAATCAGCCGTAAGGATTGAGGTAGCTTGAAAGAAAATCAAGTCCCATCATCGGCTGCTGTGGCCCAAGTAATTGTCCCAGCAATTGTTGTTTTAACAGATCTTTCATGGATGTTTCTTTGGTATTACTGCCAGACATTGCTTGCAAGAATCCTTGCAAGAAACCACTGCTTGAAATGTCCTGTCCCTTCTGTTCACCAGAGGCTTGATCGGTTGTTTGAAGTGGTTTTAAACCTTGCTTATAAACCTCTTGCAACTTTTGGTAAGGCTTAACAGGTTGGCCGTAATAACTCTTTCCTTCCTTGGTAGGCAGCGATGCCCATTCTGGAGACAACGCAGCAACAAACTCAGGCGTCAACCCTTGTTTTTGCAAGTAAGATAGACCGCCAAGTCCCATTGTACGGGACCGCGCTAAGTCAAGAGCAGCAATGTCTTGTTCAACTGGCCCAAAAGAAGTAAGGCCTAATCGTTTCTGTGCGGCGTTCCAGGTTGGTGTGAGGAATTGATAGGCGCCTGCAGCAGTGCTACGGCCTTTCATTACAACATCCGGATGCCGCTTTAGATCGGGCGCCAGGGAGCCACCAAACATGACTCGATAGGAATCTGGACCACCGCGTTCTGTTCCTTCTGCAAAACGAATGGTTCGCAGCAAGGCTTGTCCTTCTGGCGTTTGTCTGAATTGTTCGTAAAATTTACGATCTGCCATCGGACTATTCTCCTACCCAATTTGACTCCGCTTTGAGGCCAGGGGTGAAGACTGCTTGTACTGCAACAACCAGACTTAGTTTGGCGGCAAGGCGTTTAACAAAATTGGGACAAAGGATCATTGGTTTAAAGCAACAACACTGGCCCCCGTGAATCAAAGATTCGTGTCCAGTTGGTTGGTCTTACATGCTAAGCAATGCCAATGAATCAAGATTTTGCTTGATTAAGTAAAGCTTGGAATTTTTTCCGCATCTCAGGGTCGACATCAATACCCTGCGCTCCGTAGGTTTCCGTTGGTGTGATGGATTGTACAGAGGGCAGTCCTTGAGGAGCGTTGACGCCAGGGGGAGGCGTAAAGATAATTTGCTGCGGCAATTGATAGCCAAGACCTTGAGCAGCAGCTTGTCCAGCCAATGCACCTTGAATGGCGTCATATCCTGACTGACCAGGCCTGACTTTAGCTGCAAGCGTTGGATTTGCTTTTGCCCAGAGTGCCATGCCTTGATCACGCACTGCATCCATCTTGGCTTGATCACCAGAAGCAACTGCTGCTGCACGGTCGCGATCGTATTGCGACAATGCAGGATCCTGTGCTACTTGCTGCGCAACTGCTGCTTTCTCTGATTGGTAAGCACGTTCGGCAGCCGGGCTACTAGTTTGTTTAGCAGGAACAAAAGGCGCTACTGAACTAGAAGGATAAACAGAACCAGGGGGCATATATGTAGGGCGGCCGCTATTGATGTCATACTCAACACCGCCTACTGTATATGTGCCATAACTACTGTAGCCCTCGGTAGGCTTAGGTTTAGATATAGCTTGCCCCGGTCTTGGAAGTGCGCCAAAACCTTGAAGCTGTTGTTGCACGTATTGACTGCCGCGCAGCAAAGGGTCCAGGGCTGCACCAGAGAAGCCAGCCATACCAGCTCCAGCCGCAGGGACGATTCCCCGCAAAGACTGTACGTTCCGCACAGAAGGAGATTGGATGACGGATCCACCAAAGCGACTGAAGAATGCAGGTACTTGATTTAGAGGATCAAATCCTACACTACGGGCCGCTTGTGGTACACGTGCCGCAGCTTTTGGTGCTTGTTGAATGACGGATCCACCAAAGCGACTTGCTGCTGCTGGAATCGCGTTCAAGATATTAAGAAGAGACATTAGCGCCAAACCTCATGTAAATAAATGCGAGAACCAACAGCCGTATCGGCGGGCCCTGGCAGCGCCTGAATAAACTCAGCGCCTGAACGCTCGTAACGATAACGAGCCTGGAACGGATCCTTGTAGTTGGGAACGTAAAGGATGCCGGCTAAACGGTTGGTCTCGTAGAGATAAATCTCATCCCAAACCTTGAGAGCTTCTTTGGCGTTGCTAGACCGAATCGTACGGTCAACGTCACCTGCGATGCTTTCTAACCGAGTAGAAGGCGATGTTGCAACTTCTGTTTTCTTTTCAGCCGTATCACAACGACCAATCTGAATAACGATCTTGTCGTAGAAGTATGAATCCGGGACGGTATTCATTGCTTCTTCAAGCCGCGCGAAGTCACCCGCCGGCACGGAAACCGTGAAGTAGCCCAGATGATACCGGACTCTACTCTTGTCAAAATCGCTGAGCTGCACAGCTTACTTCCGTATGTTTTTAATTATAGATGAACTGAATTAACCTAGGTATTCACCAGGGGTGGATGACAGTAGCTGCTGGAACAATAAACCTGTCATGTCGTCTTGCGGCTGCATGAGTTGGCCAATAAAATTACGCTTCAATTGAGTCGATAAACTTTCTTTAGGCTCACCCTTCAGCAAAGAACCCAAAAGATAACCAGACAGCAAACCCTGGAAATCTTTGGGAGATGCTTCTTCTGTGCCTGAAGGCGAACGTTGTCCTTTTGCGATACTTGCTTCGGGTAGCTCACTTAGGTGAAAGGTCTGCAGTTCATACGGACCAGTGCGTAAGCTGGATACGTTACCTGCACCGCCTTTGTTGGCATGAGTAGCTACCGAGCCAGAGCCAAGGAAACGTAGCTGTGTGCCTTCTGGTAAACCATAGTCTTCGCCGCCATGCAGACGCGCATCTCCGTGGACCGGATGCTTGCGCATACCCAGGGGACTGGTAAGCGTTGCAGCCGGATTTAACGCAAAGTTATCCCCTTGCTTGGAATATAAAGTCTGCCAAGATTCTTGGTTTGGCAAACGAAATTGTAAGTATTGTCCAATATCAGATCTTGCTTTAGAAAGGGGGAAGCGTTTCCCGTCTTTTAATACTTCCCAGTGGGCATGAGGGCCTGTTGACGTTCCAGTGGAACCAACGCGTCCTAAATAAAGAGCGGGACCTATTGCCATATCTGTTTTATTTCTAATTCTAAAATAAAAACCCCCGGTTTCCCAGGGGCATGTCTACAGAAGGAGTTAGTTATACACGGATCAAGTCAGCCGCAAAGACTGCGTCCCAATCAACTCTCTTGATCTGTTTAAGCTGTTCGAGATTGTTAAACCTTTCACCCGATAAGGACATCTGAAGATCTTTAATCTCTCGGGCTGTCTTCAATCCAATACCCTTGATATGATCAGAGATCATTTGGGCGGTAGCGGAATTGATA